CGAAATTGTGATAGAACAAGCCATGAGTTTCAATTTAAGGACAAAAGAGAGGGGCCGAAGCCCCTCCCCTTAATCCGGGTTTCTATTACGTGGTCCGGCGGAGCAAGCCGTATGAATCGTGATCCACGACCTGCGTACCGAACGCGAACTTCATGATGACGCGGGTAACGTCATCACCGGTTACGTCGATGAGGTCGAGAACGCGGGCCTCCGTCAAGTCCGTGAGGAGGTTCGTACCTACGTACAAGTTCTCCGGGCGAGAGATGAGGAGCGTGTCATCCGGGAAACCGGCGGGAGCGACTACGCGGTAGCCTGCATACTTGTCGGCCATACCTTCAGCGAAGAAAGCGAGCTCAGCGGTTCCGGCCAGAGCCGAGAAATACAGCTGGCGCGTACCGCGGCTCATGTAAATAGTTGCATTCGGATCACCCTTCAGGGCCGGAGGGCACTGCGTCGTGGTCAACGCGAGCAACTTCGACAAGATGTTGCCAGAAGTCAGCGCAGCCGTCAAGTTTGCTTCGTAGGTCGGAGAAGCCAAAACCATCTGGCGCAGCAAGCCGTTGTACAGCGTGTAGGTAGCACCCGTAGCGGTACCAGCGTCGATGTTGTAATTACCCTGCCAGATATTCCACTCGATAGCCTCTGCCGCACGCTTTGCAACGTACTGCCCAGCGGCAGCCTTCATATCCGCCGGAGCGGCAGCCCCGGCACCAATCATTTGCTCTGACTCCCACGCCATGTGGAGGTCTTTGTTGCAAATCTGGTCGTTGATTTGGAGGTCCGTCAAAGAGAGCGCCACATCGGACAAAGCCAGAGCCGTTCCCGTGGTGAAGGTGCAGGTAGCCGCACCAATTGAAGAACCGGAGAACTTCCGCAGCTGTGCGCGGCCCCGGACGTTGTTCAGTACGGTGACGTAATTGTTCGCAATCGTATCCGCTGCGAGGATAGCGGGCGCGACGTACGGCAGGGCTTGTTTGCCTACGTAGTTGCTCGTGATCGAAGCGTCCGCGAGTTTGATAAATTGAGACATTTCAGAGAAATTAGAGATTCATAAAGTGTGACTGGATAGCGGCGACGCGCTGATCCGTGGAGAGGTTCGTGAGGTTCAAGGCTTGACGTTCGCGGCGGGCCGGAGCCTTCGGGAGAGACGGGGTAGCTGCCTTCGCGAGCTTCTGGATTTCGGCTTCTTTCTTTCCGAGTTCTTTCTTGAACTGCTTCGAAAGGGTCGTAGAAGCAGCCTCTACGGCGTCCTGAATCATTTGAGCCACTTCCTCGCGAGTCAGAACGTCTTCGCTCATCTTCTCCTCGTCCTTCTTGGCTTCTTCGGCGGGTGCCGCCGGAGCTTCTTCAGGCATCTCCCACGTGTTCACCTTCCCGTCTACGACGGTAAACTCGATGCCGTCCTCGAGCGTGTACTCGCCATCGGGGAGAGGGATTTGCTCGCCTTCGTCATTGACGACGAAAACGTCTACACCTACCGCCCACTCTTCAGCGGCGGTTTGGATTTCTTGGCCACCCTGAAGTACAGCCGTAGCCAAAGAGACGGGAGCCTCTTCAGCCAGCATAGCCGAGTACTTGTTAAACAGGGCCGCCACTCGTTCTTGAATATTCATGAGAGATGGGTTTAAGCAATTAACCTTTTAAGCTTTTGATTTTTGACACGGCTTCAGAAATAATGGCCTCCAGTTCGTCTACAAAGGTCTCCGCAGAGAGCTCGGGGATAGCCGAGAGGTCCACCTTCCGAGTGAAGAACCCTTCGATACTGAAGCCCTTTACCTTTCCTTCTTTGACCCACTCGTTCCAGATTGCTTCCGAGTCGACCTTCATCGAAACCATCCACGTACCTACGGGAACGTTCAAGCCGTACATCCGCGACTTGTCTTGCTCCCCTTCCACGATCCACGACTCGATTACGGTAGTTCCATTTACGGGAACCTCGTGCTCGAGGGTCGCGCGGCTCTGGTTGCCCGCTTTGAAATAGAGCTCCATCGCTTTCCTGACCGTCTCTTTCGAGAAGTAGATGTGGAACTCCTCGTCTCCCCTTTTGCGGTAAATCGGCTTGTCAGGGATGAGGGCCGGACCGAGGAGGATGCGGCGCTCTGCGTCTACCGTCTGGAAGTGATACTGAGCCGAGAGAGCAACCCAGTCCGTCTCAATCGCGGGCTCTTCTACCAGCGAGATTGCTTGGATGCCGTAGGTATCGGCTTCCTCGTCGATTACAAGTTCGAAAATTTCCATTAGCCTACGAGGGATGCCTGATCCCGGAGTTTTTGGTTTGCCTGCATTGAATTATTCACGTCCGAAGCAAGGACGTACGAACGGAAGCCGGACGTTTGGGAACCCTGCATGAACGAGAGGTCGAGCTGTGGAGGTCCCGCGGTTGAACCACCACCACCCCCACCCGGAGGAGGAGGAGGAGGAGGGCCCGGAGACTCGAACTTGGATTTGGCGATAGCTGCGATTTGAGCAGCACCAGCCGCCGCCACGGTAGCCGTTTGAATTATTCGGAGGATTGTCGAGGGCTGCGTCTTGTCCGTGAGAGCCGTCGTGATACCTTCTGCGGTGTTGATAATAGCGTTCGCGAGGGAGATACTTTTCGAAAGCTTGAAGTTCCGCTTCGCGCGTTTCTCGTTGTTCTTGTCTTGTCCCTCTTGAAGTGCGGTTACTAGGTCGATAGCCGCAGAAGCGAAGTTCACCGCCACCTTTGCCCGGTCCGCTTGAATCTTTGTGTAATCGCGCAGCAGGTTTGCTTCGGACGTCTGGATTCTTTGGCTATTATCGATAATCGTGCGGGTGGTGTCGTTCGATACCTGCTGCAACCCGCGTACCCCGTCCTGAAGAGCTTTGTTCGTGTCGTTCAGCTCCTTTGCTTGCTCCATTACCGCGTCGTGTGCGGCTTTCTGTGCCTCTAATTCAGCGGCCGCAGCTTCGGCCCTCAAAGAGTTGACTTTGTTCTGAAGCTCCGTCTGAATCGTGGTTGATTCCTGCTGGATGTTGTACACCTCTGCCTCCAGTTCCGCAAGCCGCATGAGCTCCTCCTCCGTGGCTTGAGTCATTGCCGCCTTCGCGCGTGCAATCCGAAGCTCTTCCTGTGCGATAGCCTTCCGCTCGTTTACGAGGCGCTTCTCGAGAGCCGCTGCACGCTCTGCGTCTTTAATCCTTTGCTCGACGGTTCGGTTCACATCGTCCGAAGCCATCTTCAGCCGCTCAATCTCCGCACGCTGTTTGGCGGTCTCCACGATAATCTCGCGCTGTGAGGCCCGCAGCCTTTGGGTAGCCTGCGTCAACCCGTCTACCGCTTTCGTCTCCTCCCGGATTTCGTCGCCGATTCCCTTTACCGCCGCAGAAGCGGTCTCGAAGGCTTTCGAGAAGTCGCCCGAGAAGAACTCCACGACGGCCTTCCCGAGTTGCGCTACGCGGTCTAGAAGGACGTTGAACGTGGCTCCGAGCAGGTTCATCGCCCGCTCGAGGAGTTTGGCTCCGTCGGCCGTCTGCGTGAAGTAAGCAGCGAGAGAACCCACAGCCACCACGATTGCCCCGATACCCGTAGAAATCAGGGCTACCTTCAGGAGCCCCATCCCCTGAATCAAAGACCGAGCCCCAGCTACCGATTTGAGAAGCCCGGAAGCGAGTCCTCCTGTAAGGTTGTCTAATCCACCTAACGCTTTCTCCCCGGCTTCGCCGAGATCCTCCATAGATTTCTCCGCGTCCTGTAAAGCTTTGTCGAGTTTGGACGTGTCCGCTTTGATATCTACTACTACCTCGTTCTTCTTAGCCATGGGTCCAGAGAATGATTTTCACCAGCAGGTAACCGAGTGCGCCGTACCACCCAAAGAAGACCAGAGAAGCCAAAACCGCGTCTAGGATTTTCACCCACCGCGGCTTCCCCGGCTGCCTCAAAAGGTGGAAAGCCTCGATAATGTAACCGAAGTCCTTGCACCCCTTTACTTGGAATTGGTTCATGGCTGGTAACAGTAGGCGGTAGCGTTGTCGTAAACGAATCCGTATCGCTCGCAGCAGGTGCGGTTGACGGTGAAGATTCCCGATCCGGTGGAGGTCGTGAACTCAATCCTTCCCGTCCTTCCTGTAGCCGGGAGGTAGGTACAGTCCCGCATAGTCCCGAGAATCTTCAGGAGCTTCACCTGTACCGTCCCTTCCGAAGTAGGGTCGTATGCGGAGATCTCGAGAATCCTCCAGTAGCTGTTGAAAAGGTAGATTTTGTCCGACCACTCGAACGTAGAGATATCGAGCGTAGAGAGCTTGAAGTAAGCGGTAAGCAGCCGAGCATCGGAAGAATAGAGCTGGTTTGCGTATTGCTGCCAGTACTGGTTATAAAGAGTGTAATAAGGATTCGCCGTAATCGCAAAGAAGGGCAGCTCTATACCGAACATTAAAGAATAGGTATTTACGTCTGCGTCTTGAGTATTGTTCGTGTTAAACTGACTGAAGAAAGGAAGGTCCACAGTAGCCGGTGCTCCTGCGTTATCGATTAGCGTATTAACGTCGAGTTGCCCGTTCCAGTAAGCAAGTCGTGGCTTTACTTCTGCAAGTGAAAGGTCCTCGTCGGTGCCGTCTGAAATCAAGCGAAGTATGTTGAATCCCGTAGTCGGTACAAGAGACGTACAGAACGGAGCGAATCCGCTTTCTATCCGCTCTTCACCCGTAGCGAAATCGTTCCCCGGATCCAGAATTTCGTGCTGCCCGTAAATCCGCGAGGTAGACTCCAAGAACCGGACGTTTACAAAGTCCTCCCCTTCCGAGTGGGTCCATACGTACCGCTTCTTCTGGAGGTCGGCGGTAGGTGTGATAGAGAGGTCCATGCTCATATCGATTTTGCCGGTCCAGTCCTTCACATCCCCCGTAGCCATGTAATCTCCGTAAGGTTCTATATAAATCTTCTTTGGGTTGAGCTTGTCAGCAATAAAGACGAGATTAAAGCACTTCTGGAGCCCCATCAAGAAATCGATTTGCTTCATCTTTGGAAAGTTGCGAGCAATATCAACCTCTCCAGAATACGGGAAAGCAGATGCAATCTTCCACCACGTACCGCCCGATCCAAGCGTTCCCGAATTTGCTACAAGGGTGACGTTCCCGGTGCTTACTTGAACCTGTATCTTCCAAGTGCTTCCCGCGGTGAAGTTCTGCGACAGTTGTGTATAGACGTTGTTCAGGGTGTAGTGCGTCGTTCCGTTCGTGAGCCTAAAAGCTACCGAAGCTCCCGCCGCGCTTAATGTAAACGTAAAATAAAACTGGAGGGTATAGAAGCCGTCGTAGGGAACTGTCCACGTAGGCGCTGCGTAATCCGCCCCCACGTCGTAGAACGGATTCGTTTCTTGTAGGTTTACATCGGTCCAAGCCGTCGGAGCTGTCAAAGTCAAATCTGAAACCCTTCCTATCCAGAATTTTATGCTTTCGGTATCGTCCGTAACTTGTACGGAAGGGCCTCCCGCGTGAAGCATCATGTAGAGGTCCGTCTGCCCGGTTAGGAAGGTAGAATCGTACGTGAACCCGGAGCCGCTGAATATCTCGTCTACCACTTTCTTCACCCGAATAAACGGAGTGAAGTCGAGAGGGTAAATTTTGGTATTCCCGGGATTGATTGTTGCATCCCAGTTCTTGCCTCTATCTACGAGTCCGTACCGGATATTCCCCGAAAGCAGGGATCCGGTCCAGCTTGCAGTTACGTTCGTGTAGTTCTGGTCGTGGTCGAGTGCGCTCCAGTCGATATCCGAAAGCAAATCCTCCCCGATGCTCTTCGCTAGGTCGGCTTGCTCCCCAAAAAATGCGAGCTCCACGTCTACGAACCTGCCTTTCTGGACGAACCACCCTTTCACCTGAATAAAGCCCGTCATAATCGCCACCCCTCCCTCCATGAGCCGGGCGGGTATCTTCGCTTTCAAGTCGTAGGAAGGTACCTGTGAGAGGTCGTACGGCCCGAATACGTCCTCGTTCGTCTTCGTGAGAGGTACGCGGAAGGTCTGCGAGTAGTTCGACGTAGGGGAATTGACCTTCGTGATATCCGTAAACGAGTAATTCAGGTTCACAGGCTCGAACTCGTAGAGCTCGACGGGCTTCCACGTAGTCCGATAGGCGAGAAGGGTTAGCATCGGATTGTCTGTGCGAGTTCTACGTTCATCGTAAACTGCGTAACCTGAGAGTCGGGCGTGGTCTTGTACGGCGCAGATCCATCCGTGATGCGAACCGGGCTCCATACCCCGTCAATCTTCGCGTACACTTGGCGAGACCTTAACAGGTAGGGGATGAGGTAGGCATCGGCAGGGTCGAATACCCCAGAGAGCGCGTACGCTTGAACCGCGGTCTTCTGGTAGGCTACCGTCTCCGGTGCGTACGAGTTGAACGTGTAGGTCGTGGCCGCGTAGTCACCGAGGATTGCTCGGTAAGTCTTTTCCTCCGTCCGAATTGTCTTGCGCGTGTACCCGTCGAACCGGAGGAAGTCCCACCCTCCCCGCGAGTTGGCAAAGGCTACCTGTGCTCCGCTTCCCCGAGTGCCCGGGCAGCTAGGCAGGATCTGGATTTGGTTCCCTTCCTGAACCCCCGAAGCGTTCTGTGGAGTGATAATGATTTCCGACCACGCCGTTACGCTGTTTAGAGCGAGCACTTGAGAGGGCATTACAGCCGCGTATACGAGGAACCCGTTCGTAGGGGTCGAAGCGCTCGGAAGCTGTGCGCCGTTCGTCGTGTTCAAATCCTTCTGGACGGTAAGCGGGGAGGTCCCGGGCCGTACAATCACGTACTGAAGTCGAGTCACGTCCGAGACCGTGTTCGAGTGAATCGAATCCTTATTTATCAGGGCCATGAATCCCTCGTCCTCGTCCGCCGCGTACATGGTAATGATGTTGTTTACCGGCGCGCGGTCCGTGAGCCAGTATTTCTTGGTGGAGGCGGTCCCGAAGTAGTCCGAGAAGGAAGGATGCAAGCCAGCCGAAACTTGCTCGTACCCGTCTGTTACGTAGATGTTCTTCGAGGCTTGATTCAGGGCCTCCGTCCCGGTGTACTCCCCGATTTTTACCGTGTACTTGTTTAGCCCGGTATTCGCGCGGGTGTAGTAGTTCGCGCCGTAGTCATGCAGGAACGTGGTCGCAGAATACACCGAAGGGTCCACCTTCGTCCGTCCCTCAATAATGCGGGAGAGGTCGAAGTGGGCGCGGTTATTCGAGTTCGCTTTGAGGTAGTATTTCCCAATCTCAACAGCGTTCTCCTCTACCTGCACGATAAAGGCAAACGTGTCGGTAATCGTGACAGACGTTTGGAGCGTGTAGATGAGAGGCTGCCCAGCCGGGTAGAACGTCTCCGTAGGGTTCGAGGTAAATGAGGCGGCCATGTTATTTGGGCTTCACAGTAAGAGTCACCGGGCTTGCCGTAGCTACGAGTTTCCGAACGAAATCCTCACCTACCGCTTGAGCGAGCTTGTCCCCTTTGCGGCGAATGGCCCAGTCGTACCCGTTGATGAAATAACGGAGCGGTGTGATTCCTTTACGCTTGATGCCTCGAGCGATGAGGAACGCGGCCGAGTTCAGCTTCGCCTCCGTAGGCTTTATGAACGCTCCCGTCTTCGGATCCCTGAGACGAATCGGCTTCACCTTCATCCACGCCCGTACCGCTTCGGTAGGAGGTTGCTTTGTAGTAAAGGAGAAAGGGGAGCCGTGGCGTACCTGCGTCCCGTTCACTCCCCAATGCACGAAAGAGGCATAGCTCGAAGCTTTCCCTTTCGCGTAGAGCTGAATCTCCGAGACTCCGGTCTTCCCGAAACGGAACTTAAACGCGAGCGACCGCTGGAGGGTCCTCGTAGCTACCCCGTAGTTCTTGTTCTTCCCGATACGTTTCGTTCCGAGCTCACGCTTCGAGGCATCCAGCACCTCTTGAGCAAACTCCACCCACAGCTTCGAAGCTTCCTTGCTCATCGTCCTTGACCCTTATAGGTCTTCTTGTACAGTTTAGAGCCTTTGTGAGTTCCCTGCTTTGTCTTCGCGTGCACTCCGGGCCGCGAAATCTTCCGCTCAATCCGAACGGGTGCCGCTTGTGCTTTAGGCTTGCTCACGGCACCATGCGTAGGGGTCAGCTTCCGACCATTCCGGTCCGCTGACTATTTGTAATGCCTCAACTTCATCAACCCAGCGGTCATTGGCGCGAAGCTCTGCGGCGCGTTCAACAATAACCTGTGTTTGATCAATGCTCATCCGCTGGCTATCGCGGTTGCCTTTAATCCCACCAAGGGGCGCTCGGTCAAAGGTTTCGCGGGAAATTATGCGGTAGTATCTGTCGCTCATAGTCCGTACAATCTTCGGTGTGCGTTCCAGTTTCTTGTCACTTCTGCGGCCGTCAACGCTTTGCCTTTGTATACGCGTAGCTGCGCCAGCTTTCCGTTAAAATAAAGCGGCGTAGCGTTAATGATTCGAGCGATATAGTAGGAACCGTAATCGCTCCACGTTTGGCCTTGTGTAGCTGTTTTATCAAGTACATTATTGATGTACAGCCGCGCATCATTTGTGGCCGTGCTGTTCCTGCTAAAAACAATGTGATACCAAGTAGCCCCACTAATACTTGCATTTGATACAAAGACGTCACTCGTTGCGCGGAATATCGTGTACTTATTGGACGAATTTATGTAATCAGAAAAGCCAAAATTAAGTGACTGTGAAATTGCAAGATTTCGGTTTCGTGCGTCAATAGCAGCCGTTCTATAGCCGCTGGTTGTAGAATCCCATTTAATCCATTGTTCAACCGTAAAGGCACCACTACCAAATGCCCATGGTGTGCCCGTGGCTGTGGTTCCGTCGCCGTAATCGTTGACGCCGTCAAAATCTAAAATACCGCCGTTGTCGGTTAGGAAGGTCGGGCTGTTGTACAGCGTCGCGTTGTTCGCGTTCGTGCTTAAATCTGTCCACGTAGTGCCAGAGCCCGGGTAGCTGTCCGTATCGTGCGCCGAGAGATACAGCGAGAGGTTCGTCGTAACGATTCCCTCAAGCCGTGCGGCGCTTACTGCTTTAAGGAACATCATGCGAGCTGGCGTTCACCGGTGAGTGTCCACGTGTCAGAAGCTACGCGCTTCAGAGCTATAACGGCATATCGGCCAGCCGTCTTGAGCGTTTCGCTCGTGTTGACGGTCACTCCTGTGCCTGCTAGAATTGCAATTTGGCCGGTATTGTTTTGCTCAAAGTAGATTTCCGTATCTGCTGCCCACGTCACGGAGGATTGAGGCGGGACGGTTATAGTTACCGTCGTAGTGCCTGAAGTTAAAATATAGGCCCCTGCATCACTAGCAGCGAGGGTGTAGCTTGTTCCGCTTTGTGTGCGTACCACGCTGTAAGAGCTGCCACCTCCTCCTCCAGTGGATGCAATCGTGAGCGTGTCCGTTCCTGCGTTCGTCGTGAGCGTGATACCCGAGCCCGCTACAATCGTGAGCGTATCCGTATGCGTGTCCGCCACGATAGGCGACTGCCCAGCTACCGCGATGGTCTCAAAGCTATTCGCCGCCCGTGTGGTCCACGAAAGACCTCCCGCCGCGTTCGTCGCGAGTACCTGCCCGCTGGTTCCGTCGGCTGAAGGGAGGGTGTAGGTCGTGGTAGCTGCAAGTGAATCAGGTGCCTTGATTGCAATTGAGCTTCCCCCGTTCGTGGTAGCCTCTGCGAGGGTAATTTTTCCACCCGTTCCGCCGGTGTAGTTGCGAATTACCGGGTCGGTCATACTAACCCCATCGGCTTCCACTAGCAGTATATCAAAGCCTGAACTAGTAAAATTTAGGTTCTCTCCGTTCAGGTCAATTTCCCGAATGCCCGAGAGCGTTACGTCGTCGTCGTCAAGCCGAGCGGAATCAAGCGTGATAGTATCGGTTCCCGTTACGCTCGTGATAGTCATACCTCCCGCCGCGGTAAGCGTCAAGGTATCTTCTTGCTTCTCCGCTTCGAGTGTATTCCCGCCCGCAGTAACATACCGGAATGCCTTTCCCGAGTTCGGGGTCCACGACCGAATGAAGAGCCGCCCGGTATTCTGTTGTGATCTGGTCACGATAGCAATGGCGAGCTCTGGAGAACCCGCGGTAGAGGAAAGGGTTCCCGCAGTCCCCGAAGCGTATAGAATCGTTCCGACTGGGTACGTGTCGGTAGCAATTCCGCGAAGCTCTCCGTAGGTCCGTACGTGTCCCGTTCCTGCAATGGCGAGCTGTGCCGTAGCTAGACCCACGAGAACCTTTGGGTCGTCTACGTCGAGGTCAAAGAGACCCACAGAAACGCGGTCTCCATGCGTTCCGATAGCCTTGCATAGGGCTCCCTTCGAAATGATAGCTCCGCTGCCGTTATAGACCGGCATATCGAGAGCTTTCGGGGCTCCGTTAATCCAGTCTCCGGTTACCTCGTCGTACACGAGAGAATCGTGGTCCAGAGGGTCCGTGATAATCACGTCTGCGAGGTCGTCCAGATTCGTAGCGCCTCCGCCTCCTCCCGTGTCGATAGAGACCACGCCGTTCCCCTCGTCCGTGAGGGTTCCGTTCGTGACCTTGATAGTATTCACCGAAAGAACATCTACCGTCCCGTTCTGCGTGAGAACCCGGAGCAATCCGCGGCGCTGGTAGACGAACCCGCCTCCCTCCGGCTGTACACCGTTAATCGGTGCATCGCACGCAGAGCGATCGTAGGGTAGCGTGATAGAAAGCTCCAGAAGAACGCCCGCGAGTACGTTCGAGTTCGCTTCCTGAAGGGGAGTGACGCTGGCGTTCGCTATCTCGTAGTCTTCCGAGTCGATAAAGATGTTCTGCCCGTTCGCGATATCTGCGAGGATATCCTCTGCGCATTGTTCCGCATCGCTTACTACCTCCTTCTGGCGCTCGTTCTTGTCCTCATAGGCCGAAGGAAGGTCGAAGATATATACCTCGAAGTCGAGGGTCTTGGTAGTGTCCTCGTACGTCGCTCCCGTGTAGATGAGGTGAAGGAGAGGGTATTGGTCGAACTTCTCCAGATCCACATCCTCCGGCCCTCCAAACGAGAAGGAGCGGATGAAGAAGTGGTTATCTGCGAAGTCCTCGAACCTCTTTACAATCGTGTTTAGTGTGATCATCTCTTCTTTTGCTCTATAGCTAGGTCTTTGAGGAACGCGAGGTGCTGAAGTACGACGTGAACCGGAAGCTCCGTGATTTTATCCATCTGGAGAACATCGTTGTTCGCGAGCGTGTAGAGGATCGGGTACCACTTCCACTTCTCGTAGAATTGAGAACTCCCTCCGTCACCTCCAGCAAAGACGCTTGCAAAGTTTGCAGACGTGTTATTCTTGTATTCCAAAAAAAAAGCAGCGCACCTGAAAAGAGGTCGGCTGGCATCCCTTTGAACGGCTCCGCGTCCTCTTTGGCCGTGTACTTCTTTAGGCTGTATTCTTTCCCTACGTGGTACTTCATAGGACGGTAGAGAACGGCCATGATTTTGTGAGCGTTCGGCCAGAAGTCCTCCTGATAGCTTTCGCAGTCTATCCACTCCCCGGTGGTGAACTCGTCCCAGTCTTTTACGAAGCCGTACTTCTTCCCTTCGATTGTGATCACCTGCTCGTGCCGGGCTACTTCGGGGATGTGGTTAATCCTGTTGAGCGCGTCGAGTACGGTTCCCATCGGGAGCTTCAGTACCTCCTCTTTCGAGAGGCGGCATACGTGGCCGACCTTTTCCAGATCGGGCGCGTTCGACATTAGTACCTGAAGGTCTCCGAGCGTGAGGTCTGCCCAGCGGTAGGGGATGTTCATACGAGAGAATAACGGAAGAGGGTGGATTCCTCAAAGTTAGCCTATCCGATACCTCCCGAAGTTGGGGTTTGACTGATTGAACATAGCCGCGTACCTCGCCGCGTCGATAGCGTGGTTGAACGCGTCCACGGGCTCGTTTAGGACCTTCCCGTTCTTGTCTTCCTTCCACTTGTAGTTCCTCAGTTCCTTGATGAGGTTCACGCTCCCAGAGGTCACCGCAAGGGGTCGAGATTGAAGGAACTGAATCCCCGCCCGTACGGAGTCGGGGCCCTTCCTTGCGTGGTGGACGTTGAGCCCGTACCCGTGGAGCTCGTCGATAGATTTGGGTTCTGCGGAGTCGGCTATCACCTGAGCCTTCCCTACCTCGAGCAGCTTAGATATCTCCCGGTTCGAGAGTCCGGTCCTGTAGAGCACCTCGTCGAGAAGGTACCCGTGTCCATCGGTGTAGACTCCTACCACCGCGGTCGGATCGTTCGTATACCCGAAGTCTAGCCCGTAGGCTACGAGCTTCCATTCCGGACCTACTCGGTCTACTGTGGTGTAGTGGGTGAAGACGGTGCTTCGGGATGCTCCTCGCTCTCCGAGTCCGTAGACTCTCCAGAAGTTCTCGTCGGCCACTTGTAGCCGTTCAATTTCGGCGACGAGTTCCGCCGGTAGGAAGGGGTTGTCTCGGTAGGTCGTCTTGAAGAATTGCGCATCGTCTCGGGGTATTACTTCGTCGTAGATCCAGTGAAACTCGTCCGAAGGGTTGTAGTCGATTATTGCCTTGAGGGTAGTCCGGAGGAGGAGCTGCCTCCAGTCCTCCAGAGAGACCTCGTTCGCTTCGTTTATGAAAAGGATATCCCGCTTCCTGCCTCGCACCTTTTGTGGCTGGTCTACGGAGATAAACTCCACGAGGTTCCCGAAGAGGAGGTAGGTAGCGTCGCTTTTGTTGTGGAGCTCGGGGTTGTATATCTCCTCCCGTTCGAGGATAGAAAAGAAGTCCCGCATGACTGAAGCACGCAGAGCCGGGAAGGTCTTCCGAGCTACGGTAACGACGGCTCCCGCGTTTGGGTTCTTGTAGCAGAACTCGATAAGACAAAGGAGTATAGAATAGGTCTTCCCCGACCGGGTGCCTCCTTGATGTATCTGGATGCGTGAGGCCGAGTTCTTGCAGTCGTAGTAAGACTGTGCAAGGGTCATTCCTTAAACCACGTAAGCGGCCGAGGCTCGTTGACCTCGATTTCTTGGCGTTCTACGTAGCCGCGGTTCTTCCCTTTGGTCTTTAGGAAGAAGATAGTCGCTGCGGGGTTCTTGTCCTTGATTAGCGCGTGTAGGTGGGATTCTGCGAAGTCGATAGTCCGCTCTTCGATAGCTCGAACCGCCTCCTTGTATTCGGGATCGTCCTTCAGCCAGTTGTAATGGGTCTTGCGGTCTACACCCACCTTCTCGCAAGCTGTGGACACGATGCCGAGTGAACGCTCCAGAGCGTCTAAGAGGTCCTTTTTACGTGTAGAATTTGTGGAGCTCATTTCTTTGGATATGGCAGAGACGGGAATTGTTTCTTGAGCTTCTTATTAAAGAAATAGATGTACTTGTATTTTCCTGCTTTCTTTCTCTTAGGTAACGTTCTAAAGTCGGTTTTCCATCCGTATCTACCGCGGTCGTGTTTCCATTCCCCAAGATAAAAATACTCTACTCCGGAGCTTTCGATATCTTCTACAAGGGTCCAGTTGGTCGCCTGATAGATTATTCCTTTGTGTTCTTGACCTTTATCGGCGTAGCTGACTACAGCTTGAACTCCCGGGGCCGTTTTGTTTAGCTTTTTTAGGCTTGCGCCGAGAACTTGACTTGTAGCCTTCTGCTTTCCGTTTAAGGCTACCCGAACCAGCTCAAGAAACTGCCCTTGTTTTAGGTTTATACTTTCTCCCATTTTCGCACTTGCTCCCGGTCCGTAAAGAACAACACCGCACCAAACGTCCTCCTCAAAAATCGCGTGAGCAACAGAAACAGAAGGAACGGTCTTTGCGTAATGAAAATTTAGACACGCGTATTCTATCGCTTTGCGGCTCGCTGGCTTTATAGTCATGCTGCACCGACCGAAATAGAAAAGTACGAGCCCGGGCATTCCCGATCAAGATACTCCTGTATTACTACTTCGGCCCTTTGTAATTGCTCCGGGCTTGCAAAAGTAATCTTCATACTAGCAGGGTTGTCTTTCTCTTCGCCTAATAAGTCCTCCAAACTAGGCTCTTCTTCCGGTTGCCACACATCGAGCCCCCATTCTTCGAGCTGGACGGGGTCCCACGTATTTGCGAGCTCGTCCCAGTCCCATTCTCCGTACCCTACGTTGTCCTTTATGATGAACTCCCTCTGCTTCGCTTCCTCCCATGTAACGACGTAGGCGGGTACTTCCTTGAGCCCTGCCTCCCGGCACGCTTTGAGCCTCATATTGCCTCCTAGAACTACCCCGTCGGGGTCACAGACGATAGGTCGGGCTTCGAGCATCTCGGGGAACTCTGTGATCGACCGAACCAGCTTCCGGAATTTATCGTCCTTGATTATTCGCGGGTTGTTTGGGTTACTCTTGAGTTGGGAGAGCTTAACCCTTGTCAATCCAGTGGAGTTCATCGTGCTTGATTTTTCCGAGTACGTCGTCTGCGACGGCTTGCAGCCAAAGGTAATCGTAGTTCGTGGCGTATCTGGTGAAGCACCGTGTGTCCTCGTCGTCTTTGAGGTTGTAGTTCTTCCAGTATTCGATGCGCCGCTCTTTGGCGTACTCACGAATGTTCTTCGCGATTTCCGCGCGTTCTGCTTTTGTATAGCTCATCTCGTAGGACGAAGAAAAAGAGTGAAACAAAGAGGTACCAGCCGGTGAAGTCGAAGACGCTCCACGTATCGAGGTAGCCGAGGTAGTTCATGTTTAAGGCTTGTTGCTCGCTGTTTGGGTGTTGTTTAGGGTCACAGAAGGAAACTCATTTCCCTCTGTGGAATAGTCACCAGCCATAGTCGCAGCCATAGTCACCAGCTAGAGTTAATAGTCACCAGCTTCTTTCTTTGAGTAGGCAATATCTGCCCTGCCTTCCAGCCAGCCGTTAAAGAAAGAAAACCAGTCGAGGTCTTCGTGGTCTATCTCGTTCCAGCGGTCTCTTGCTCTTCCGATGAGTTCTGTACTATTCATCTTGGCTCGGTGTTTTGTATCCTCTGCTTTGCAATCTCGAAATACTTGAAGTCAATCTCAATACCGATAAAATCACGGTCATACTTCATGCAAGAAAGAGCCGTGGTTCCGCTTCCGAGGAAGGGGTCAACGATTGTGTAACCTTCCGGAAGTATCCCTATCACGTTGTCCATAACCTTTTGTGGCATTTGGCAAGGGTGCTCCGTCTTTTCGGAGCTCACGTTTTTTACTTGGTTGATTTCCCACCAGTCGTAAAGCCGCGCCGTCTTGCCTTCGCTAATCCTCTTTGCGATTCGCTTGTCGTTTGGATTCTTGTACGGCTGGCTAACCTTTCGGAAATCAGGCTTGACGTTGAAGAATGCGATATCCCGGTGCTGTTTACCCGTGTTTGAGTTGTAAACCCAGCTTACAACCTTCTGAGGTATCTGGTGAGCATAGTGAGAATATAAATACAGAGATTCGGGATAGTGGACTACTACGTGCCTTTGAGTTCCAAAGATTTCCACGAGCCACTTGTAGTATTCTTTTTCGTCCATCTTGTCCTCGTATTCGTTGTAGTGATATCCTACGTTGAAGGGAGGATCGGTCACAAAAATGCAGCGAGATAAATCAAGCTCTAGCGAGCTCAAGACTTCGAGGTTGTCACCGTTGTAAATCTTGACCTTTCCGATTTCGTGTATTGTCATTGCGGGTTCGTTGTAAATCCTACTGTGTTTTTACAACGGTTCAGGGTTGAACTCCTAAGGATTCCTTAGCGGTTCCTTGTGCGAGTTTCTCCGCGTACTGCCTCTCCATGATTCTTCGGGCCATAGCCATCCCCAGAGCCATCTCCGGGTTCTGTGCGTGGATCTGAATCTCGGTTCGAACAAGCTCTCGCGTAATTGAGGCGAGCATTCCTTCGTGTGTCATTGCTTGATGTTATAGGACGTATGATAGAAATCGTGCCATATCGGTCTGGCTGTAAACTCCCCTCATATCTGGACGCGCCCGGTGGGTGAGGAGTCGAGCCTTGAGACGTTCGTAAAGGTCCTCCGTCATCTCCGAGTGGAGAATCGCATCCTCTGTGGGTGCGTCGTCCCAGAGTACCGAACCTTCTTGAAGCCTCAAGAGCTCAACCCGCATATCCCACTCTGAGAGCTCCATCAGTTGATGAGGTGTGTGACTCCTTGAGCGTCGAGGCATTCGTAAAGTTCCGCGCGGCACCGTTCCACGATTCGGGCTTCTTCGTCGTTCTGGATTTCGTGCTTGAGCTTCATCCGTAGGTTGTAGAGATGCCTCCGTACCGCGATAACCACATTGTGACCATCCGTAGCGTGGTTGTATTCCTCCCACTCTTCGGGAAGGTTAAACTCTAGTGTGGCTTTCATCTTTCGAGGCGTAGTAGGCCGTCCGGATCCTTTGGCCGATGGAGCGCTTGAAGTCTTCGAGCAGCCGCTCGAGGTCGCGCTCCCATTGAAGGTCTTCCTGCCAGTCGTTAAAATCCTTCGCGGGACGTTCCGGGTAGGAGGTGCTTTGAATATTCGGCATCGGTTCAGTGTTGGAAGTTTTTCAAGACGTAGTAGTACTGATATCCGCAGTCGTCGTCCTCAATCCAGTTCTCGGTCATGTAGCCGAGTACGTGGTTTTCCTTCAGGATGTTTCGCATGAGCTCCACATCGCACTCCCTCCAGTAGCCGAAGCGGAAGGTGAGCTGGTTCTCATCCCACTTCGTGATGCGGACTTGAAAATCCCCGAACGTTTCTTCGAGGATTCTGAGGGTCTTGCTATCAATTTGCATCACAGTGAGCTTACCAGACGGTCAAACTTCATGCGAACTTGGAAAAGCTCGTCGCGCTTTTGGTCGTAGCCTGTGAGGTTGTGCTCCATCAAGTGATGGTAAGACTCCGAGTGGAGCTTGAGGGCTTCGGTGAACATATCGCGAAGTTGCTCGCGCTGCTCGGGGGAAAGTTTCTGTTCCATTGTCTTGTTGTTTGACCTTCCAAAGATAGAGAAAAGTTTTCTTTTCCTCCAAATATTTCGGAGAAATTTTTACCCTTTCTCCTACTTCTCCCATGAGACGTAGCAAACTACGGCTCTCTGTTTCTCATCCGGGAACTCCCGAACCATTGTCGGGTCCCCCATGCAGCGACTGATAAACTCGCTCTGTTTCTCGCTGGATGTAGGTTTCGGTATCGGCATTGACGGTCTTTTTAAGGTTCTCTATCATTCCCCGAACGCAAGATGAGCAATTACTCGGTACCTCGTTCGTGCCGTAGGTACGGTTGTACATCTCCACCAGCATCGCGTTTTGCTCTCTGGAGATATAGTTCTCCAGCGAGTTCACGAACTCCCGAATCTCTGCAAGGTCCTCCGGCCGTACGGTAGGCCCCCACTTCCCGATGGGGCACGCCTCTGATTTCAGCGAAGCCTTTGCGGGCATGAAGCACCCGCACAGGGTTCCTCCTTTGACCTTCTTTCGCTTGAGGAGCGTTCCGCACGATCTGGTAGAGGGGTTGAAGTGCTCACAGCCCTTGCATATCTCCAGACGCGCGGCCCTTGTGTTTTGCGATGCTAACAGCATTTGCGAGGATTTTCTTGGTTCGGTGAAGGGACTGATATAGGGTAGCCGGGTGGATATCTGCCTCCCGCGCTACCTCCGAGAGCTTGTGGCCGTCGAGGTAAAGCCGGATTACCATCTTGTCGAACCACGGAAGACGGTCGATGAAGAGTTCTATTTGCTCCAGCTTCAGCGACCTTTCCATCCCGGGCTCGTACACCGGCTCCTTCCCTTCGGGGGTTTCTTGGATGTTGTAGAGGCTCTTGAACTTCCCTCTGGTGGCCTCCATGTACATCGCGGTACAAAAGTACCCCATCGGCTTCTCGGGGAAGGTCTTGTCTATCACACGGAGGTAGACGTGGTTCACAAGGTCGTGCTTGTCCGCCGTGAACCTTCCCGCGATTTTCAGCAGGTACCGATATTCTTTGGTGACAAAGTCATCCCACGAGGCCTTCGAGTTCACGGAGTTCTTTCGAAAACAGGGCTATCATTCCCTGTAAATCTTCATTGCTATAACCCGCTCGCGCCTGAGACTTGATGTACAGCTCTTCGGCCGTTCCTTCTCCGTAGGTGCTGTCCAGCTTCCTTGAGAACGCGTACTGCTGGCCTCCGTTCATGTTGCACCGCTTGCACTGAAACTGAACGTTCACCGGATCCCACCGCGTCGCGAATTTCGCTCGCGTGATGAAGTGGCCCGCGTCGACTTCCTTCCAGTGCCTCCGGGTTCCGCAGGTGAAGCAGTCGGAGAATCCGTACTCGTCACACACCCGTAGGCGGACGTAGTGCGAGAACACCTTGTCCAGCTTCGCGATTAGGGCTGCCCGCTTTGTTGCCATCTTTCTCGGTCTCTGGCTTTGATTTCTTCGCGCTCCTGCGGCCCCAACTTCGGCCGGCGTGAGAGGATTTCGGCGAATGTAGGCCGAACCTCCGGGAGGGAGTCTATAATCTCCTGAAAAGACCGTGACGCGAGGGCTTCCTCTTGGATGGCTTCCTTGTAGTGCTTCTCCCTGAACTCGCACGCCACGTTTACGTCGTAGTCTCGGAGCGCTTTGCAAATCGTTGGAGTGTCCAGCCGCCCGTAGATTTCGATTTTCCCGCGGCGGATCTGCGCGAAGACGTGAACCACCTCCTCCACTTTGAGCGTCTTGAACTCCTCGATGATATCGTCGACTGCTGTGTAGATATCCTCCTCGTTCGAGAACGTGTTATTGACCTTTACCGCCCGCATGAGCTGCACGAGCTCGCGCCCGAGGAGCGCCCGGAGGTAGGTGAGGTCTTCAGATTTCGCCCGTGAAACGCTCAGTCCATGCCGGTGGATTACCTCCGGCTCCCCTACTTTCAAAATGCCGTGTGAATCCCTCTCGCGTAAGGTTAACGCCTCCGTTGCCTTTGAGGGGAAAGAGACCGCGCCACCCGGCTGCGATGCTCTGGCCGATAATCCCAATTGCCGTTCGCTCATTGTTGTCTGAGAGTTTC